GGTCTGTTGACGGTATGGATTGCACGCCTCACAAAGATGCTGAAAAAGCAAATTGTAAAAATGCTTATGACTTGTGGGATATTATACAAACTGCGAATAATTAGCAAGCAAACAGAGTTAAAATAATGTATATTATAGTACCATTAAACTTTAGCTAAAGGATAAATAATGGAGCGTTTTTTTAATAAAATCGAAACAGAGGTGGAAATTGAAGTTTCTAAAACTGTTGAGGTAAGGGTAACAGACGAGCAACTGGCAAAAGGTTGCTATGAGGCTNTTGAAGAGTCGCCTAGTGCTTTTGCGGATAAACTCGGTGATGAGGCTATCTTAAAAATGGCTAGTGTGTTGTGGGGAAAAAATCCTACTGCATTTATGGGAGAGCTTATTGCTTATGCGAGCAATCCTAANAGTGTNGCTGGTGTTAGTGGAGATTTTGATCTAAACTAATTTAAAGGGAGGCTAAAACCTCCCTCAATTCATTTCACTTTAAGGCGGTGACAATGTCGGTAAAATTTCAGAGCGATTCAGAGATTAGCTTTTGGAAGTCTGTTTATCAATTAGAGATAAACAAAGCAGACCCAACAAAAAACATTGAGATAATCAGAGGCTATTCCCTAATTGCATCACAGGTGGCAGATAATGCAGTCTATGAGTTTAGGGCGAGAGCTGGCAACCACTCCCAAATATTACCAGTTATAAACGGTACTATCGATAGTGAGTTTCAAACAAAACATAGTGAGTCTCCATTTGATAATTAAAATAATCAAATTAGCAGGCGGTGCTATTTGTGGCTATGATAGCAAAAGCGTACATTTTATAAATAAATTGGGGCAAGGTGTTTATGAGATGGATATGTTGTCAGATATTCCTAAAAAGGGAGTGCGGTCAACTAAACAAAACGCTTACTATTGGGCTATATTGGAATATTTAGTTAGAGAGGTTGATGGTAGTTACGACAGGGAGTTTTTCCATACGTCTTTTAAGATGGCTTATTTTGGTCATCAAGAGTTTAACGGATTGACTGCTAGTGTTGGTAGCACTACAAAACTATCAACTTCTGAAATGGAAGGCTATTTGCAAATGATTAGAGATTGGGCTTGGAATAAACTAGAGCTAGTTTTGCCAAAGCCTAATGAGTTCGGATTATAAAGGAGATAAAATGATTAGATTAATTTTAGCGTTAATTGTATTTTTGTTTATGGCTTGTAGTGATCCTACTGGCTCGGATGGTGTATCATATTCAGACGATACAACTATTATTGGTTTAGATACTGATACCGTTCCCGATGGTAGCGTGGTTTGGAGTGTTGACAATGGCGATGTTGATACGCTCTATCTAGTGACCACAGAGCCAACTATATACCAATTGTTTAAAGGCGGTGATAGTGTTGGCAGTGTTGTTTATACTGTAAGTCTGAATGATTTTGGACGAGACAAACGGTTTTGCACTCACAAAGCTAACCGAGAGGGTAGAGGGTGAGGGATGGGATGTTTCGTTAAAATATGCAGAGACTGGCGGTGAGTCAAAAGGCGTAACTAGAAGAGAGTTCTTAACAGCACCACAGGATAAGGCATATTATTACAATTTATCAGATAGCACTTGGCAGACTATTAAGTTAAGTGTAGTATTGGATTCAATGAAAGTAAAAGGNGTTTGGCAATGATGAGATTTACACAAGAGCAAATAGACGATATGACTATTATCGAAATTGCAGAAAATTTAGTATTAGCGACAGAAGATGCGAGAGAAGAGCTAAAAGCGGTTAGACCTGTTTTAGTTGATGCACTGGTATCTAATGTAGAAATAAGAGAAGAGGTCGAGTTAAGTGAAGATATTGAAACAACTCTTACGAGAACTGATTCAGTTAGCTGATGAACAAAAAAAGTCTACTGGGTATAATTATAGGAGTTGCGATACTCTCTACACTGATTACAAAAGCAATAGACCGTAGTGGTGGTACTATGAACTATGTAATAGGTGTAGTTTATGCCATTGTAGGTGAGAGGGTAGTTAAGTGAGTAGTATAAGACCGATTGGAGCAGTGCCAAAGCAAGGGCTAAAAAAACGAGCAAGTGCGGAAGTTGATCGCAGAGGCGAGGGGTACAGGGAGAGAGATATACAAAAGCAATGCGAGGCAGTATTAGACTACGCCCGTATTGCTTATATAAGAATACCCGATGCACTTAATAGATTTGTATTCGGCGCTAACTTTGTACCACCACAATTAAAAAAACTAATCTCTGCATTTATAAAGGGATTACCCGACCTCACTATACTCTCAAAAGATGGAAGGTACTATTGTGTGGAGCTAAAGACTGCAAAGGGTAAGTTATCGCAGGGGCAAAAGATATTTTGTAGAAAAGTGGGAGAAGGCAATTTTTATGTGATAAGGTCAGTAGAGGGCTTACAGGAGTTAATTGTAGATAAAGGTATAGAATGAGCGGTGTTTTGTCGGTTTTAGGGTTGTTAGTAGTGGCTATTATATTGAGTTATAAGTAAGGGGGTAATTATGGCAGGGAGAAAACCATATAAGCCAACTAAAAAGCACATTGAGACAGTTCAGAAACTAAAGGAACAGGGGGCAACGGATAAAGACTGTTATAATGCTATTGGTATAAGTGACTATACTTGGAAGAAGTATAAAAAAACCTTTTTCTCCTGTCCTATAAAAAAAGGTAACGAGATACGACAACAAACACACCTAGAAATATTTGAAGATAACCTACCAAAACAGCTTACGGGATACTTTGTAGAGGAAGTGATAAATAGAGTAAATCCTACTACTGGTGTATTCGAGCTATACGAAAAAAAGAAAAAATGGATTGCACCTAATGCCACTTTAATGATGTTCACGGCAGTCAATGCACAAAACGCTATTAATGGAAAAATACCGTGGCAGAGTATTAATAAGGTAGAGCAAAAGGTAGAGATAGATAATACCCCTAAAATAGAGCTAAGATGGACTGAGCCCAAATAATGCTATTAAACCACAATTTTAAAGAGTGGATAGTATACGGTAAAGTTATGGGTTTAATGCTCAATACCGCATTTAGGTTTTTCGTAGCTCACGGCGGTAGAGGTGGTGGCAAGTCTCATTTTGTAGCTGAAATATTAATACTAATCGGCACTCAATCCAAGAAGAAGATATTGTGTGTGAGAGAGTTTCAGAATAGTATTGACGACTCTGTTTTATCGCTACTAATGGCAAAAGCTGATAAGTTATGCCCAAATTTCTACACAGTCAAAAACAATAAAATCATAGGTCAAAACGGCACTACATTTATATTTATGGGGCTGGCTCGTAATGTGGGTTCTATTAAATCTTTAGAAGGTGTTGATATAGTGTGGGGAGAAGAGGGGCAATACTTCTCTTACAAAGCGTGGGAGCTATTAGAGCCAACTATCCGTAAAGATGGTTCTCAAATAATCATAACAATGAATAGAGACAGTGAAGAGTCTGTAATAGATAAAACATTCATACAGAGAACACCACCACCGAGAACTATAATAACAAAAGTAAACTATACAGACAATCCTTTTGAGATACCAACGCTAATAGAGAGTGCAGAACACTGTAAAAAGAACGACTACGGGCTATATCAACACATTTGGTTAGGTGAGCTTAATAAACTGGCAAAAGAACAGGTTCTATACGGTCGTTGGAGGACAGATATATTTGAAACTCCAACAGATGCGAGATATTTTTTAGGTGCTGACTGGTCAAACGGTGGGGCAGACCCTCACACGCTAATATCTTGTTTTATCAAAGATAACAAGTTGTATATAGATCACGAAATGGTATGCAGTGGTAGAGCCTCATTTGATGTGTTGGAGGAGAAGTGGCGAGCGTTCCCACCTATTGCAAACGGTGAAAAGTGGATGATATATTGCGACCAAGCCAACAGTATAAACACTAGGGAAATGCAAAGGAGGGGTTTTACGGTTGATTCTGCACCCAAAAAATGGTATGGGGTTAAAAGTAGCGTGCAGGCTGGTATAAACTATCTCCGCAACTTTGAAGAGATAATAATACACGAGAGATGCAAAGAGACAATAAAAGAGGCTAAGTACTGGAGGTGGAAAACTGATAAAGACAGCGGTGAGATACTACCTATATTAATAGACGACAATGATCACCTAATGAGTGGGTTGAGGTATTCTATGGTTAAAAATATTATGAAGTTCAAACAATAAATCTAATATTTGCATTATCTGTTTGCCTTTCTGTTTGCTTTTTATATATATTAATAATGTTGGTATGAGAAACAATGTAACATTCTGTTGGTTTGGCGTGGAACGAACGATCACGACCAAACAGCAGGTTATGATACCGTGGGAAAGTAAGGTAAAAATGGAACTCAATCGAAAAAGTCTTGATGAGTACGAAAAAGCAAATGAATTGATAGACGAAGCAAGCTCAATTATTGGTCAAGCTGAATATCTTATTATTGAAGCAGGTGATATACTTGAGAAACTTAAACTAGATAAATTAAAGGATTCTTTAGATATTTGTAGTGACAGTGACGACTATCAAAGTTTGGCACTAAAGATGGGAAACAAGCACAGTGAATTAGAGTGCGAACTTGAGCTACTTGAAGAAGACGAAGAAGAGTAAATAGAAACAAAATAACATACTGTGTGTTGTGCGAGGTACGAAGCCACGACAACGCACCGGTTATAGCATATTGTTAACCTCAACAAAAAGGTTAAAATGAGAGAATCTTTAATGAGAATAGAAGAAGAGTTTGAATCGTTCTTTGAGTTTCCAACAGAGAATAAGGATTCAGTATCTTCTACATCTTGCAAGTTATTTGCAGAGAAATGTGTAGACAAAATTTCAAAGCAGTATGAAGCAGAGATTGAAGATAAAAATAAGTTAATTAAAGATTTGTTTGAAACAACTAAAGATAGGAGACCATTTTGAATATAACCAAAGCTAGTTTGGCTGTGGAGATTGATGGAAAACCTTATGCTGTTGCGTTGAAAGATGTTGACATAAACTTAATGGTGTAAGTAATATCAAGTCTGTTTTCTGACGGCACATTAAAAGTGCTACCGCTAAACAAAGATTACAGATTTGAAAGTATTGCCGAGCATATCAAATATATAACACTAATATATAGAGCCACAGTTTTATCGTGGTCTCTTTAATATGCTAGTTATGCAAAATCTAATATTTGCTATATCTAATTTAGTTAGTTATATTATAGCTATATAAAGGGGGTAGTATGACAGATAATAGAGATTTTAGCGTAATTGAATATAATACACCAGGTGGAGCTATTGACTACCACAAAGAGAACATATACACCTTTTTAGATGAGTGTTTTAGTGGTAGCGGTGGCTTTTTTGGTGACTCTCGCAAGAGTTATATCATACACTCACGGTCAGAGACTAAAAAGAAGTGGGCTGAGAGAGTTCAGAGGGCATATTTTAAAAACCTAATGAATCCTTTTATTGTTGCTCAATATCAACCCGTATTCACAGAACAGCCACCATCTACTTTAGTATTAGATAGCCGTGGAGACCCTTACGAAATAGACACACAATATAGCGAATGGATTAAAAATGTAGATGGTGCTGGGATTAATAAAAACCAGTTTAATGCTAACGCTTGTCAATCCTCTTACTTAAAAGGTGTCTGTTTTGCCGTTATGGATAAGTCTGATGATATGGACGAGCCTATCGTATACATACAGGGAGCGGAGACAGTAGACAAAGAATTGTTAGTGGTTGATAGGTATGGCAGATTGCAACAGATAGCATTTGTCGTAGTAGATTCAATTAATAGCGATGGAGATACAGTATACCGTAGGACTATTTGGACTAATGATAGTGTTACTGTCCAATACACTACTGACGGTGCAGGAAAAGATAGAAAATGGGTAACAGATAGCGAGCAACCATTACAAATAGATTCTATGCCTATTCATCCAGTGTTTTCAGATCAGAGAACCAACCCCCACGACTATTTACCATATCCATCATCTTCTTATAAAATAGCTAGTATCAACACTTCGCTATACAATGTCACCAGTGAGAGAATATGGCACATTGTACAGCAGGCACTAGCAAGGCTTGTAACTGATGCCGATAGTTGACGGGGTTTCAGATGGATATAGCGAGGCTATTAAGCTAAGTGGACTGAATAACCCTAACCCATCTATTAGCTATATAAACGCAGACACAGGCATTGCGCCTAATCATAAAGACCTTGAGACAGATATTACTAATGACATTATAAATCTAATGGCAGAGGCTGGGGTAGTTGTAACCCGTTTGGAGACATCTAGCAAAGAGAGCGGAAGAGCTAAGGCTTTTACTTTTCGGGGGATGAATACTAAACTAAATAATACCGTCAATATGTGTGACCGTATTGATGAATGGTTACAGAATACATACAAAAAATATCAAGACCCGATGGGCAACTGGACAGCGGTTACTACCTACAAAAGAGATTACTCAATCCAAGACCCTACGACAATAGCCGATCTTAGAGAGGTAGTCTATGTATTTAAAGAGTTAGGGCTTGTAGACAATGTGAAATATACTTTAAAAGCTATTGTTAAACAGTTTATTACTAACACAAAAGAATATGAAATATCTGAGGAAGAGATAGACAATATGAAAATTATAAATAGTGCGGTTTTAGATTAACGACCTACAAAAATTAGAGAAGAAACAACTCATACAGGCGAGGGAATTATACCCACCTGTTATAGAGGATATATTGCAGAATATAGAGAACGGTGATAGCGTTGCTGTTGCGGTAAATAAGGGTTTTAAATCCGCAAGCTATGAGAGCAATTTGAGTGATATAACCGTGGGGAATACTATAAATGCTAGTGGATTAGGATTAGGAGATCAGTTGACACTCAATATGAATTTAGCCCCCGACTATTTCTTATTCACTCAATTTGCAAACGGTGTGAGTCTATCTGACACTTTGCACAATGGAGAGGCACAGTCCGCTGTAAAATCGGTATTGAATGACTATTTTAAATTTAAGGGGAATACTAAAGAGTTAGGTAAAAAGTTAGGCAATATAAACATATACCCTAATACAGATATACCAAAAGAGTTAAGCGAGTTGGTACGGTTGGCGAGAAGTGGTACAACAACTGCAAAGGCTAGACAATTTCAACAGCAGATAAATAAGGCTTACAAGAGTATATCTAAACTGGACAAAAGAGATGTCACAGAGACACGGTCACTGAAAAAGGCTTACACTAACCTCATAGAAGTAATAGAGGCAAATGATGTTTCAAAGATTGATAAGGTTTTAGATCACGCATTTTATAAAAAGGTTGATTATGTAAATAGTAGGATAGCTAGAACTGAAATGGCTAGATCGTATGAAATGAGTTTTCAACGGCAAATGCAAGAAGATAAATCAGTAATTGGGTTTCAGTGGTTGCTATCTTCTGCTCACCCTAGAATTGACATTTGTGATGCTTATTCAGATTCTAATATGTATGGTATGGGAGATGGTGTTTACCCTAAAGATGCTGGGGCTAATATACCAGCCCACCCTAACTGTTTATGTACAAAAGTTCCTATTTATGAGACAAAGGACGGTAACACTAAAAAAGGTCAATACTCACAGAAAAGAGTAGATGAATATTTAGGCGGTTTGTCCGAGAGAGACCGTAAAAATATCATAGGTGCAAAAGATAGCAAGTACAAAAAGGACTATTCCAAAGGGCTAAAAAAACAGGGTTTTGCTATAACGGCAAAGCCAAAAATGATAAGTAAAAGTATTTTAACAAAGGCGGAGTAAATGGCAAAAAGGAAAGATTTTTTCGAGGCTTTAAGAGGTCTTGAGGGTGGCGAAAAATTAGAGTCGATGGCAGAGGGCTTATTTAAAGAAGTCGATGCGGAGGCGAAGAGCTACCGAGAAAAAGCAGCAGGGTTGGAGGAAAAGCAAATGAGTTTTGTAGAAGAGATGGAGTCACTAAAATCAAAGGCTAAAAAAGCTGACGAACTTAGCAATAAGAATAACGATTTTGCGTCACAAATGGAGCTACTCACTAAACAAGTCGGGGTTTTAACTGATGCTAATACTGAACTAAGTAGAAAAGAAAAAGCATTAGTCCAAGAGAAAAAAGACAATAATATTAAATCGTTTTTTACTGATGCAGTATCTTCGTTATTTGGTTCAGATGGTGCTAGAATTGCGTTTAATGATGCTGTTGCGACGGGTTCAATTGATGCCACTGGTGAAGATGTTCTATATAAAGGGAAATTAGGAGATGAGGCTTTAGAGATGTTTAAGTCTGACTACTCATCTAGGTTTACAAAAAACAACGGCACTGGTACAAGTGGCGGTATGGGTAAGCCAAGCCCTATGAATAGTTTAGATGGAGTTAGTGTTGAGGATTTACTAGCTAACGGTGGCGCATTACTAAAAAAATAGTGCAATAATGTTGTTTTTTATTGTATATTAAATTATAGGTTAATATGACAGGTGTTTATATCTCAACTTTAACCTGTCAAGAGTGGGGTAGTTTCTACCCTACCCCACTCTATAAAAATCACACAGAGACAGGACTGACTCAACTATATGCCTCCGATGGACATTGGAACATAATCGTGATAATAACGAAATTGTTTTAATTTTATATAGGAGGTTTCTAATGGCTGGATTCCATTTAGATTCATTTATACCGCAAAATGTGGTGACTGCAAGGCTTATTATGGCATTGCAAGAACAACGAGTACTATCTAATGTAGTACAACATAAAACCGTAATTGAGCTTGGCAAAGGTCAAACTTATCTTGTACCTAATTTCATTGATGTTTCTACAGGTGCTTATGATGGTAATGATATTACTTGGGTCGCAGGAACAGACGAAGACAAGAAGATAACCATTGACCAAGCTCAATATTTTGCTACTTATGTTGATCGTGTAGATAATGCAGAGGCGGCAGAAGAGGTACTCAATTCTCTTGCCGCTAATGGTGTATCTAAGTTGGCACAAGATGAAGATGTTTTTCTCGCATCAAAAATGGCTACTCAAGCAGGCATTACAGGTACTGATATTGGAACAATTGGAACACCTTTAGTTATAACTGATGCAAATGTGATTGATTACTTTGCAACTCTTCAGCAAAAATGTGACGATAACAATATCCCCGAGGTCGGTCGTTTTGCCGTGGTTCCTCCATTTATTGCAACCGCTCTAAATGTTGCTAATGTTGTTGTGTCAGCTACCACTGATGAAACTGCAAGAGTAAAAGGTTATGTTACTGAGTTCTTTGGATTCGAGGTATATAAATCTAACAACCTTGTTAAAACTGATTCAGTGACAGCGGTGCAATCTCTCATTGGTTCTAAAATGGCTACTTATGAGGTCGATACCCTTAGAGATATTTCTTTCACTCCTCTTCAAGATAAATTTTGCAGACGGTGCAAAAGGCTTGCATGTATATGGTGCTGAAGTCCTAACACCTAATGCACTTGTCGTTTCAGTGGTGTCTAATGCGTAGAGTTGGCAAAAATAGGAATCTAAAACCGTTAAGGGGTTGTCGTGGATATTTTCACGATGGCTCTAAGGTTTTTGATAGATTAGGTCGTGAGGTTCCTGTTGTTGGTGGTAAGGTTAAGGTTTTAGTAGATTTTAAATGGTGTGAGGTCGATTTGGCTAAACATAACCCAAAATCTAAAACTAAAGCCAAGCCCAAAAACGCTAAAGTTTCCGAAGAGAAATGAGGTTAATAGGGGAGGGTAAACCTCCCCTTATTACTATGGCTAGTGGAGTAACATTAAAAGGGTTTAAACCTGTTTATCGTAAGCTAAAGAAAGCAATGCCCAACTTAAATAAGGAAGTGGCAAAGCTGTTAAGGCGATACGGTAATAAAATGGTTATCTACGCTAGACAGAATCATAAATTCCAAACTCAAACAGGACAACTAGAGAGAGCTATAACGGCTAAAGTAGACTCCAAAATGTGGCAATTAAATTTCTACATTGACGATGTGAGAGTTTACTCTAACGGTTATGACTACGGCTGGATTCAGAATGATGGAACGGGATTGAGTTATAAGAGGGGTGATATATCACCAACAGCAACACCAAAGCTACAAAGTAAAGGATTAAGAGGTGATGACTTTATGGGTAGAGCTTGGAATAAGTATGTTGATGATATGACAGGAGAATTACAGAAACTATTAATAAGAGAGTTGAGCTAATGGCTTATATAGATTTGACAACAATATCTGACAGACACGCAGAGAGATTAATAGACAAAGATTCAGGATTAGCACAATTAGCACTCTCTAACGCACAAGATGATTCTATAATGGCTAGTAGAGCTTTTGGAGTTAAACAGGAAGATATAGCACTAGATTCAAACGGCTATCTTCAATCTAAAATGCTCTATGTTTATTGTAAGTGGCGGTTCCTATACTACCTATTTGATTCTGTTGCAGGCTCATACGAGCTAGATGATATTTACGGTCAAAAGGCACTCAAAGCAGAACGACAGGCAAAATTTGCGAGAGATGATCTAAGTTACGAGATTATCACAGAGTTAGAGGTTACAGAGCCAACCGTGAGAAATGTAGGAATACCCATCTTATGAGTTGGCAAAATATAAAATCAGAGATTTACACAATGCTAGATTCAATCGCAATTGTAGACGGCTATAACTATGATTGGGATACTGAGAAGAGGTATGATACTTATATACCCGATAATGACAATGTGACAGCAACGGTACACTACCCAACAGATGCGCCGTTTGAGGTGGATGTTTCAGAGGAAGAGAATGCAGTTAGTAATGAGAGAATACTAAGAAGAGATATTGAAATTAAATGTAGGGTTGTTAGTGATGCCACGGTGGTAGATGAAGATGATATAGTCGATGAAAACAATGATGCACTAGATAAGGCACTAGAAGACTTATTAGCTAAGTTTGGCGGTAACTATCTCTTAACTTGTGGTAATGGTGTTTATAAAGTGGATTACATACAGGCATCAAAAGAAGATATAACGAGTAAAGGGGTTTATTATCCTTTCTTACTTAATGTAGAATTTTCAATTTTTTATAGAGTACAAAGGGGCTAGATATGGCAACAGATGGAGTATTAGCATCAAAAACAAATGCTATAATGGGAAGTGAAGCAGTTGCAGGAGTTTGGAACGAACCAACCCCAGCAGATAAGAATTTTCCAATAGGTGTAGATATTGTAAATATTGATCCTAGAATGTCAGAGGGTTTTGAGGATGCCAACGGGAAAGATTCACCGAGCAGGCAGTTTTCTAATGGATTCATTGCTAATCTAAATATTAGTAGTTATCTAATGGAACCAGTAAATCCCGCCGTAGCAGATGGAGAGTTGGAGATATCTCCATTGTTTCAGCAGGGTGGGTTTAGGTTAGATAGTTCAGATACTAATTTTAAGTTGATTTGGGATGGTAACGGCACTTGTAATACTGGTTCTATTAGGGTTCTAAATAAAGAGTGTGGCAATGGATCAACTGGTACCGGTACTGATATCAGAGGTATGAGAAACAATATCACAATCACAGCAGAGTCGGCAGGCTCTCCATTTATGGTAACAGCGGAGGCAATGGGGGCAGTTGAGGGTGAGATAGATGTTTCTAAATCTGTTATTGCAGAAGAATATTCAAACGATGCAGGAACGCAACCGATAGAGATGTTTGTAGGTTCGCTAGAGTTGGATAGTGTGAGCCTCCCCGTGGATGCGTTCACATTAAATATGAACACTGAAAATGTAGAGCAGAAAGACCCTAGTGCAAATAAGGGTGTCGGTCATATCTACACTAATACATCTAAGCCAACCATTGAACTAAAAGCACCAATAGGAACGGCTACGGGTAATTGGTGGACTAACCTAGAGGATGGGAAAGTATACTCAACTCTCGTTTACACTGGCTTACATTATGATATAACAATGACTGATTTAGTTGTTAGTAGTGTTGCCAGAGAGGCAGATAGTAAGATTAAACTCACACAGGTTCTAAAACCTACCACTATTACAATAGATCCAAAATAGTAATGTTTTAAAGTAGTAACTTTCGGGGCGGTTCAGATTGAGCCGTCCGTTTTTAAATAATTTTACAATAGGCGGTAAAATATGTCAGAAGAGAAAAGAGTAATTGAAGTAAAAGAAGTTTTCAATGATGCGAGCATCTACGGTTATTTAGGTGGGAAACAAGAATATACACCGTTCGTTTTTGAAGAGATGAAAGTACCAAAAGAAAAGCAGTTCAGTGTAAATATTGAACCTATGAGCGATGAGGATTGCACATCTATAAACTCACTTAATAAAGAGGAGAGCCTTAGATTGTCTCTTTGGTTTGGGAGTGAGGATGGTAGTAAGGCACTGGAGGCTAATAGTAAGCTCAAACAGTTTGATGGAGACCAATCGCAGTTTACAGACGATGATTTTAAACTGGTTCAATCAATAGTTAAAAAGAGAGAAGAGTTAAGTACAAATGCTCAAAAGTTCTCAATAGTTAAAAAATACATATCCGATTTAAGCAAGCCCCACCCACTATCTAAAAAAGGTCGTATTACTGATAAAGCGTGGAGTGTTCTACCTATCAAAATCAAAGCCGATATATATAACGCTATTTATGATATTTCAATACTTGGGGAATCGGATGCTATAAATTTGCAATAGCTGGGGCGGTGGATTCAGGGCTTTGGCATTTACCGCCTGTTGTCGAGCTTACCACCAAACCAGCTATCATACAAAAAATGTGGGGTTTATACGAATCCTCAAAGCGGTATCTAAATGGGGAATGGGCGGATTTCCCTAAATTAGAGTTAGAAACGAGCAATACAATATGGAAGTTTTACAGGCACGCTGAACTGTTTACAAGCGTAAGGTGTGATAAATTAAGGCAGAAATATTGGTATAATAGAAATGAAAAAATACCAACCGAATACGAAAAGTTAAGCGGTTGGGATAGACAGGCGATGCAATTATATAGTGACTGTTATAATTCAGCACTAAAGCTAAAACAGGAGATAGAAGGTGTCTAAAAATACTATTGAGGCTATATATAAACTGCAAGATCAAATGTCTAAGGAGCTTAAAACCATCACCAAGGAGATGGATAAGTTTCAAAAAGAGGCTAACGAGAACGACAAAGCTACTAAGAAGATGTCGGCATCTATAAAGGGTGCTGGCGGTGTTGCATTGGGGGCTGTGGCTGGGGTTTTATCTCTCGGTGTTGCAATGAGTAAACTTACTGCTTACACTAAAGATAGTGTGGGTTTGTTTGCAGAGCAAGAGAAAGCAGAGAGGTTAGTAGAGGTTGCTTTTGGTGGTGGTGCTGATGAAATTAAGAAATTTGCATCGGCAATGCAGGAAGTTTCGACCGTTGGTGATGAGACCACTTTAAAATATGCCTCTTTCTTAAAAACTATGGATTTAACCGATTCACAAATTAAAGATGTTTTGAAAGCATCAATAGACCTAAGTGCTACTGGTTTAGTTCCGATGGATACAGCAGTCAAAGGCTTAGCTCAATCATTCACTGGCACTGCTGGATCATTATCAAGATATGTTCCTAATCTAAGGACTTTAACAAAAGAACAATTAGAGGCTGGTGAGGGTGTAGAATTAATTTCTAAGCAGTACGATGGATTCGCCAAGTCAATAGCCGAAACTGCATCGGGTAGCGTTACTCAATTAGATAACCGCATTGGAGATTTAAAGGAAACTTTCGGCGAACAAATGACCCCTGTTATAGTTGAATTTAAAGAGGCTATGGTATTGGTCGGCGATATTATGGCAGATAATGCCGAGGCTTTTAAGGTGGCAGGGTTAGTAGTTGCAAAGACCGCTCAAACATTTATGCTAATACCCCAAACAGTGGATTTGGCTATTGATTCATTGTTTAGTTTTGCAGGTGAAATATCGGGAATACTTGGTCAAATACCTTTTCTAAACAATGAAACAAAAGCTCTATTAGAGGGGTTTAAGGATGTAACAAGAGAAGATACATCAGGAGCTTTTGAAAACATAAAAGATACCTTTTCGGCTTTAACTGGGGAAATAAATTCTACTACTACGGAATTAGACTCATATGAAAAGACAGTTTCAAAAACAGTAAATAGTACTAAAGATTTAGAGAATGGATCAAATGCACTACTAGAAATACAAAACCAAATGCAAGATAAAGCTAAAGACGAATGGGAAAAAAAACAGAAAGATAAAAGAGACCTTGAAGAGAAGTTGATCAAACACTCCATAGAAGTATCAGAAGATGAGGAAAATAAGAAAACACAAAACGCTATTAAAGAGTTTGAAACTTGGAATGGGATACAGCAAGAGAAAAATAAGATAAGCGAGGCTAACGCTATTAAAGAGGGTGAGAGAATAGAACAATCAAAAGAAAGAGCCATAGCATCGGCACAGGCAGGACTCGACATTATGAAAGGGATATCTGATGCAATAGCTACTAAGAAAATGAATAATATTGATGCAACAGAGGCTAGAGAGATTAGGGCGGTCAAAACTTCAACAATGAGCGAGAAGAAAAAAAATGAAGAGATTGCAAAAATAGAAGAGAAAGCCGAAAAGCTTAAATATGAACAGGCTCTAAAGGACTGGAAACGCTCAATCTTTATGATACAAGTTGATACTATGGCAGGTATGGACTAAAACTTGGGCGACTGTTGGATATCCAGCGGCGATACCTCTAACTATTGCAATGGGTGCACAATCCACAGTCGCAACGGCAACAGCAATAGCAAATAAACCTACATTTGAGGACGGTGGATTTGTTGGCGGTGCTAACGGTGGTCGTCAAGGTGTTGATAATAGAGAAATTGTAGCAGGTGATAATGAGTATGTAATGACAGTTGCAGATCAAAAAGAGTTTCTAAAACTTATGAAAGGTGGTGGTGCATCGTCACAGCCTAACATAACTATCAACGCAGTATCTAGTGAGGGTGTGGAAGATGCGGTATTATCTGCACTGTACAACGCTCAACAGAATAATAAGGTTGACAATACTATCCTATCAATAGGGGCTAATTAATGGGTGAGTTAGCATTTAGAACACCTATCGGAGTTGGTTCATATACTCCAATAGTAGTAAGCAATAGCTATGAGTCTACTTTATCGCTCGCACTTCATAAAAACATCGGCTCTAATGGTGTTTTATCGTGGGTAGATATGGGTTCGGAATATGACCGAATTAATACAAAAGTCAATATTGAGCTATTAAATGAGTTAGACTATTTAAAAGAGTTTGAGGAAAATTTAAAGGGTGGTGAGTTCCAAACAGTTACACCAGTGATAAAAGGTGCAACGGGATTCTATCCACTAACTCCACTTTATAAAAGTTGTGTAAAAAGTGGTGAGCCTCCTGTTGATAATTATTATGAGCTATCAATAACCAACTACCCCGAACCATCACAAGTCAATATAACAGGCGATGCAGTTCAATACTCATTAGATGTAATACCAAACGGATCTGTTTTGACGCTTGCAGATACTTTTAGTGGTTGTGGGAAATATACGGGATGGACTCTTGATGGGTTAGAATTGCCGTTCCCTATATCTATGCCGTCTCCGAGCTTAAATATAGTTGATAAATCTATACAATTAAATAAAGGGGCTTACAATGCTAAAAGATACCGTAGAGAGGGTGGAGAGACTGTAAAGATAGATCTAAAACTTGACGAGGAAAACACACGGCAGCTACTATCTAAACTATCTACTTTGAGGGGTTCACAGTTTGATATAGTAACCCCACTAAACTATAATTATTTTGCTCATTTATACCCGACAAATAGCAGTTTTAAATGTATTTTAAATAGTGAGAATATAGGTATAAAATACAATGGTCACAAAGATATAACTGTTACATTGTCTATTAGATTAGTTGGAGTAAATTAATGAGCATTAGAAACTATATAGTCGAGATAGTACCGACTCTAAATGATAGTGGATTTAATGATATAATCGATATAGGTATGTTTGGAGGTGTACTCCGTTGGGCTACTGCTTACGATTCAACTCAAACTAGCTTAAACTGTTCTACTGGGTTTCTATCTGACAAATGGATAGGAACAATGAACAAAAGTGCAACTGTTGCCAATGGTGGTAATTACTCTGTTAGTGGTGGTGGTACAATAAATACAATACACACAACTAATCTATTCAACTGGTTGAGAACATACCGAGTAAATATCTACAATGGGATAATTACAATAAAAGAGAGCCGTGATGGTGGGAACACCTATAATACAATAAGAACTGGTATCGTCTCACAAAATTCAGACGAGATAAAAGGTGGAGAAATACCTTTTTCAGATATTTCAAAATCAACACCCACCACCATAACAAAAGAAATTGAAGATAGTGGCAAATTTTACCCCGTTAATTTTGGGAGATTACCACAAGCTAAAACGGTAACAATAAAAGAGAGTGCCGATATTCCGTCGGAAGTGGGAAATAGCGGTAATGTGGCTGTTTTTAGTGTTGATAGTACAGGAATAGAAACAGATGACACACAGAGTATAGTTTTATCTGATCCATATTTGCCACCATCCGACCAGTCTCAATGGGGGGATTACTGGAATACAATAAATACATTATTACAGGCTAATAGCTTGGCTGTTAAACAGGGTAATGTAACTCTACCGATAGGCAATATAGATATTAATTATCCAACAGTAACAGCCTATTTCAAGAGTGGGAACGCACTAACTACTGAAAACGGCGGGATAATATTAAGCGGTGGCAATGTTGATCTGTTTGTTTCTGTTGTTGCGTTTGGTGTTAATACTTATGATGATTATTTTGAGGGTGAGAGAGTCACCAACGACCTTTACAATTATGATGGTGGAGATTTTGTAAAACTACCGCTTGTGAGAGATGCGGAAGAGATTAGCGGTTCTGCTATTAGCATTATAGACAGTGATTCTACTGGGTTTAATGTTTTTCCTATGACTTGCGAAGATGCGACAATATTACCTATTATAAATGGATCGGGGGTAGCAATACCAAATATCGGAGACCTCAACAACTTGACAGATTGCAACAATTCAACATCATTAGGTTATGAGGCTGATTATAGTCCTCAAGATTGGGATTCAGTAGGTCATATATATAATTTTAATGTTGAGCCTGTTAGCGGTGAAATAGGTGGTACTGTTTTGGGTTTTAATTTTGGGGGGCGATATATTGTTGACAATGCTCCGAGATTACCACTATCATATTTTGTAACAATATATGATAAATTTGGGAGTAATTATGAGATAGGAACTGATACAACACCAATATATACATTTGATGTTACTACATACGATTTTGACAATTTACCGCCTGTTGATGTGAGGCCAAAATGGGAAAAAACAGACATATGCGACTATCTTAATAGTGGGAATGCTAAATCTTGGAAAGTGGGAGATGTCGCTGAAGACCCGAGGGCAGGAATAGATGCGGTTATAGATTTGGGTATAATTCCCGATATTGTTTGGAAAACTGGGTTTACATTAGAATTTAGAATGTCTGTAAAAAATACAACTGGTGACTTTTTTGAGTCTATTGCTGGTGATATGTATTCTATACAGCTAATAAATAAGTTAGGGTTCAAGACAGATGCGGTTTATACAAATGTTGAGGGGAGGAAAAACGAGGACGGCACACCATCAAGAACTTTAAGAGACGTATATCGTCACTGCCTTATGCTACAAAACTATAATAACAGGGCAATAGTAGAACCTGTTGACGGTTGGGGGCTTGCTTATCCTAATGTTACTGATTGGAGCGATATATACAGCGAACAGGACTTATACAATATTGAAAATGGTGAGATTAATTTTCAAATAATGAATAGTGCCAATGCTAGAACAGATAAAATAAAAGCTGAGATATGCCGTTTAAACTGGTGTATAGGATTTACTGATAGATACGGTGTAGAGCGTATTAAATCAATGAATGACGGTCTTTATAATACTGACGGTGTATTGATAACTTACGGAGATTTATTTAAGGGGAAAGTTCCCACAAGAACCGACCGAAAATATAGCAATGTGTTCACAGANGCCACTTTCAATTACAGCTATAATACTGCTACAATGGCGACTAATAAAAGTGTTAATGTGGTGGCAAATGGTGGTGGCTATTTTGATGATGAATCTGCATTATTGTACAAAGTTTACAATGTGAAAAACAAAACACCACAACAGCTTACAGATTTAAAGTGGATAAACTCTTATAGTGGTGGAGTGAGTCCTTACATATATGATTTTTTTAGGTGGCAGGGTGTTAGGGGTGGGGTAGCTTATAAGCGTTACACTACAAAAATAGATTTGCCTTATGGTTTTGTTATTGATAATAATTTAGATATTGCTAGTTCGATACTATTGGAAGTACCTAATTTTACATATTATAACGGCACTCCCCTAACTCACAGCGGTATTATTACGGGGATAACTATTGATATATGGTCAGATACTCCAAATGCAACTATAACCGCTGAAATGGTTGGTGAAGAAGTGCCACAGGAGCAGAAGACTATATATATTGAGACAGGTACAGCAGATAAAGAGATAATAGAAACAGGCACACAAAACACGGAAATAGTGGAGGGCTAAAGTGGAACAGATATTGGCAGATGTAATAAGAGTACAAGAGAACACGGTACAGGAAGTTAAAGACCACCCTATAAAACAGGGGCAGTTAGGTTTTGCATCGGTTGACAGAATAATAGTTTACAGGCTGTTAGATGGCAGTGGCTATTTAGAGTTTCCCGACTCCATCGCTTTTCAATCTTTGCAGGAACAAATAGAAAATTTAGAGGGGGCATCTTTAAAAATAGCACAATTGGGAGGAACATTCCAAACAACTGAAACTACATTCGATTTCGATACCATTACACCAAGTGACAATACTAATTTATTAGATGCGAATGACGGAACTAATGTGGTCTCACTAAAAAGACAATTGCGGTATCAGTTTCAAACTTTCTTATCGGGTAATACTACTGGCGGTGGTGATAAAGTAATTACGCTTAGAATTAGAAACAGTGCTGATAACTCTCTATTGTATAGTCGTGATATAGATATTGATGGAGGGATTAATAGGAAATATAGTAAGTCTCTCGACCCTGTTTATTTTGATGTTCCTATTGATGATTTGCAAGTATATTTCACCGCACAATGTACAGATACCGAGGTAGATAGTACCGAGCTAAACACTACTATAACCGTGGGAAGTGGTAGCGGTGGTGGTGGTTTATGGACTGAAAACAATGGAAAAATAGTAAATATTGGTAATAAGCCCGTTGTTATAGATGTGCCCGTAAATGCCGATGGTTTAGTTATGACAGACTCTAATTACGATGGTACTTATAGCGATACTGGCAATGTTGATACTGTTTTTGGTGAGCGTACTTTTTCAAATGGGATTGATACAATAATTAGAGACAACACTAATAACTATTGGTGTTTAATGAGTGGAATTACTACAACCCCACCACCATTCAATACTACTCTATTGTGTAATTTCACAGGTTCTATCGAGGGTTTATATACCGTAATTCTTGGCACTGGTGGCAACGGTAACGGTTCTATAATTGCAGGTGGTGGCGGTGGTGTTGCACTTTTGGCTAATAGTGATATTTCAGCAGAGGCTTTAGTTATCACGGATAAAGCATCGAGGAGATACGATACAAACGGTGATTACTTAGTTGATAACATTATAGAGCCAGCTACGGGGGCGGAGTATGTAATGGCAGTAAATGGAGTTCCTAGAAGTGCAACTCCTGTCAGTGGTATTGGTAAGACATCTAATTTATACAGGTCTTTAATTTTGGGCGGTCAGACAGACGATGACCCTAACTTAGCAACAGATATCAATAACACGATCTATGATAAGACATTTATACCGTGTAATACCGCTGAATATGGAGCAGATTTAGGAGTCAGTGGCAGTACTCAAATAATAAAAGGGTTGTTAGTCGGTGATAGTCAAACCACCGGCGATAGAACCACAACGCTACCAACTGGGTTTTTTAAAAATGGTGTTGAGGTTGGTTGGGCTACTGTTTATAATGGCACTGTTAATGTAAATGGTCAAACTATCCTAAGGAGTTTTTCGAGGGGTACAGGGGTTGCTGAAATTAAATCATTCTCAACTAGAATACGAATA